CCTTTCTGACCTGTAGGCCCAGTTGGCCCAGTAGGACCAGTCGGTCCAGTGGGTCCAGTAGAGCCTGTAGGACCAGTTGCACCTACTTCTCCTTTCTGGCCTTTTTGACCAGTAGGACCAGTGGGTCCAGTAGAGCCAGTAGGTCCAGTAGAGCCAGTATCCCCCTTTTGACCTTTCTGGCCTTGTGGACCAGTTGGACCAGTTGGACCCGTAGCTCCTTGCGGCCCAGTCGGACCCGTGGGACCAGTTGCTCCAACCTCACCTTTCTGACCCTTTTGACCTGTAGGTCCAGTCGCACCTGTGGGGCCAGTAGCTCCTGTTGGACCAGTGGGTCCAGTCGAACCTGTCGCGCCAACCTCACCCTTTTGCCCCTTCGCCCCCGTTGGACCCGTTGGTCCTGTTGGACCAGTTCCGCCTATTTCTCCTTTTTGTCCTTTAGCGCCAGTGGGGCCAGTAGGACCAGTGGGTCCAGTATCACCAGTCGCGCCTTGCGGTCCTGTAGGGCCAGTTGGCCCAGTAGGACCAGTCGGACCAACTAAAGCTGCATTTGCAATAGTTTGCTTTTCCCAACGAGCTGCAGTCGTGTCATAAACAGGAATAAGATCAGAACTTGCTGCGTCTGTATCTGTAGGAAATCCAGTAAGAGATGTACCAACATTGGCGCTATCTGTTACATCAGCAGAGGATTCTATGGTATCTAGCTTTGTGCCATCACCAGCTACATCCCTGCCATCAACAGTGCCACTAACAACAATATTTCCAGTAACAGTTGCTCCCGTAGCCGTGGCCTCTACTTTGGTATTTCCTGCATTCTGGTTTCTAGTGTAGTCAGCAGCTACAGATGTAATAGATACAGTTGCATCGCCAGCGAGACTTATGGCACTCCCGCCGTTGCTGCTTTCTGAAGGCGAACGGGTAAGTGCCGTTCCAGTAGCTGTGTACGTTCCTGTCCCTATTTCGAAGTTTGTACCTTCTTCGATGACGTACTGAACAACATCACCGTCAGATACCCCCGCTGCCGCAAAGGTTTGGAAGCCAGAAGCGGCACTCCCTAGTGTGACGGTGCCAGTCCCCGTGCTGGCAGTCGTCATCTTTGCCCTATTAAAAAGCTTCGCCACGACAAGCTATCCTTATGTTAGTGTCAGGATACCGTTTGTACCTATATCGATAGTAAACGTGTCACCGTCATTTAGAGTCAACGATGTACCGTAATCGTAATATCCAATCACTGGGTCTGCAGGTGATGTCACTGTATCATTGTAAATTACAATGTAACGGAAAGCAGCGACTGAACCGCCTGATGCAGTAAGCGTCAAGTCGTCAGCAGACAACTTATATGTGCCTGATGTCTGCGTAGATGTGACGTTTGCCAATGTGCGTGAAGACAAGTTGGTATAACTAATCTGAGACACGTTAGCCAAGATACCGTTACCGTCTGCAGTAACGTCTGTTCCTGAAGTTGGGTCTGTGTTCGACAAGGCTACGATTAAGGTATCCGCATCCAAGTCCATTGCATTTGCTAGGTTTACGACGAAATCGTTTACCTTTGTGAAACTAGCCATAAGTAAACTCCTATGATATCCTAATTATAGCTGTCGTAGCAGAAGATACTGGGAACTGAACCTCAAACGTATCGTTCGAAACTACACGATTACTTCCAAAATCTAACACAGCGACAGCTTTATTAGAAGCAGAAGAATTATATATCAGCGCACCTCGTGCCGTAAACGAAGCACTTGTCCAACTGATATTCTCGAAATCCACAAACGCAACAGTCCCTGAACTTGTTGGCGCTATAGTGGTTAGTGCCTTTCCCCCTGCCGTGTAAGCAGTCCCCGAAGTATTTGTTATCTCATTCGTTGTAGAGTAAACTGTGGTTCCCGCGCCAAGATCAGCAGAATCCGTGTACAGTGCAATCTTAAAGGTATGAGATGTAAAGTTATGTACAGCCTCAAGCAATTCCTTCTTGAAAGAAGTACATGTTGTTTGAGTAATAGCCATTATGCCGCGTCCTCTCTATAAGAGTCATTCTTAATCATCACACCAAGAGAAGCCATGTTCATAAGCGCTGACTGATACCTCTGTAGATAGTTCTGCAGAACATCTGGCTCACCTTTCATAAACGTATACGCCTCATAAAGGGTGCCGTAAAGAAGAGTGGTTTCGGCGTTGTCGCCAAGCCAAGATGTCGTAGAGGTAACGATTGAAGGTGGATCATAGTAATAATGCAGCTCTATATTATATGCTGCATCTGGAGTTGGACCCAGTATAAAGTTTCCATTCGATCCTGACTTCTCACCATCAAAGTTTGCATAGTACTTTGGAAGCCCTTCAGTAGAAGCACTAGGATATGCCTCTCTGATAAAGTTAACTTCTTTCTCCAAAAGATATGTGAAGTTGTTGCTTCCATCTATTACAGCAAGAGAGAATGTTGACAGAAAGTCAGAGGGTCGAGCTAGGTACTGATTGCTGGCAGACACATTACCCGTGACGTTCTTTCGAAGTTCAGGTATCTGAACATCTCTGTTTATCCGCTCTTCTGCCTGACGAATAAACAAATTGATGTTGTTCACGAAAGTTGTTTCCGTGTTTTCAGTGTAGTCTTTGACTGCCTGTACTAGCTCAGAATAGTTCATTTGAACTTATCCCATCTTGTAGTTGCCACCCTTAGTGGCAGCACCCATTCCACGACACATGCCGCCGCCATCGCGCATCTTCTTCGTTTTTCCGCCATATCCCATCTTGCCAACACCGTCTGCCGCAAAGAAAGGAACCTGTTCACCATTTTTGTTTACCATCTTTAACTTACCGCCTTCTTTCATTGCGATAGGCTTTTTCATGGCATCATACATTTTTCCTGGCATATCTATTCTCCTATGATGTAGATATATTAACACTTCCTACTTGCGCTGTCATGTATTGCGCATCATTCCATACGGGGTTCCATCCAAATAAACCACGGCTCTCAATCTCTGCCCTATCTGGTCTAGGATTCTGTAGTGATTGAGGGTCAAATATTTTTACCCGACCTAAGAAATTTTGAGGTTGATCGGGATCGGCAACATCTCTTCCTACAAGGAATCCTGTTCTAACTCCGTTATTGAATTCTGGAACTAGGTCTCTCAATGGATACCTAAATCCAGTCTTGTCGCAAAATCCAAAAGCGTATTTACCTTTAGCGTAGCTCATGCGCCACCTATCATAAATGTGTCATACGGAACAAACTTAATTGAAGCTGTCTCTGTATCTTCGTCCGCAGCAAGCTGGAATTGAAATTCGTATTCTTGCTTCAAGGCAGCAACTCTGCCAGAAACTTCAGGTCTTTTCATGGCGATATAGTATGCCATTCCTGTAACAAGACACGGAACAAATCTTGGTGGGACAGATGTTACCGAATCACCAACACCAGAAGATAGTCCATCAATGCCTTTGAGCCTATAGTAGGCAATAGTGTAAGTCGCTGTGCTATCTGGCACAGGCCACAATGTTACTTTTGTTTCCGTTGGGAGCCTTTGGACGTAGATTTGGGTCGGCCTACCTTGCGTGTTTTTGTTGGTTTGCTGGGCGTAGGTTGAGACACTGATCCTTTCGAGGGTCGTGTCTGTTTGGTTCGTGCCTGTGCCTGTTCTGATTTGGTGTTCGATGATGTCGATTGTGTCCGAAGGAAGGGTATACGTTGCCGTACCTGCTGTAACAGCGATTGTACCCGCTTCAATAGTGAAGAGATTAAGACCACGGTTCTGCCACTCCAGTGTTAAAAGGTTAAGACTTCTTCGTGCTGTTTTAAGGTCATAGCCAGTACGCATAGTAAGCCCAGCCCGCTCATATGCTTCCTCAAAGAGTTCTGGTAAATCTGGTGTTACTACTGCCATGACGTTATCCTATGTCACTACACTTCTGTGTCGTTTGGTTTTCTCTGCAACTTTTTTAGGTTGAGCCACATACTGCTTACCTGCCTTAGTGCCTTGTCGTTTTGCTCTTGTGGTAGCTGCATACTCACTGCTGCTAAGAGACTTAATAGCCGAAGAAGGTAGATACCGTTCACCAGTAGCATTAGCACCTTGGGTAGACGGTTTGCCACTTTTAGTACGCCATTTCTGCTTTGTCCAAGACTTGAGGCTTTTCTGCGACTTCTTTAAGGCCATTAGTTTTTATATCCACCCCCTGCTGCTTTGTACTGCTTTGCCAACATCTGAGCCTTACGGGCTGACCACTGACCAGGTTTTCCGCCTTTGCCACCAGCTTTAATCTTATTAAACAGACTCTTACGCATCCCTGGCTTTGTATAGTTTCCAGCTTCATTCACACGGCTCTTGGTCTTACCACCTTTGCCCATACGAATAGTCTCAAGGTCTTTAGCATCATCACCAGTAGAAACATAACCACCATGCGCCATCTTGTGATCAGAATTTTTCATAATGCTGCCATCAGGCATACGATGATAACCTGAAGGAACTTTACCGCCAGCAGCCATACCCTTGTATCCGTTGGCATAAGCTGCGCGTTGCTGACGCTCCGCACCTGCACGGGTAGGGTAAACCTTACCTGAGCTTCCGAACTTATAACCACCTTTTACTTTTTTGACTGGCATTCTGTTCCCCGTTAGCTGACTACCCATCTGTGCGCGAGAGATAGTCATGAACCTTTCTTCCACTTAGTTGAGCTAGACTTTGTCTTGCTTGGCGACCACTTAACTTTATCAGCCCAATAAGCTGCAGACATCTTACCTTTGCTGATGTTCTTTGCATGACGAGACTTAAAGGCTTTGCGCTGCCCTACAGTCTGATTTGTCTTCACACCTTGCTGCCCAAATCGAATAGTCTTCACCTTATCGCCCTCTTTAGCCACAACAATGTGTGACTTCTTTGGGTGATTAGGTGTGCGCTTGGGTTTGTTGTATCCACTAACTCCTGCGC